TTTAGCATTAGGAGTAGTTACTGCAGTAACCGATAGTAATAATTTTACTGTTGCACAAGCAGGAAGATTTACAATATCTTCACATGGTCTTACAGTAGGACAGTGGTATTATTTAAGTTCTTCTTCTGCAGGGGGTCTAACATCTACTGAACCAGCTATTTCACAGCCGATTGTTTATGTAGAAAGTGCGAGTGTGATATTTGTTTATCCCTATCGTCCTACAAATATATTACTAGATGGGTCGGATAGTATAACTCCAGGGGATAATACAGTTACAACAGCAAAGATAGCTGATGACGCTGTAACAGCCGCAAAAATTGCTGATTCTGTTCAGTTGGGAGCATATACTGGTTGGTCTGTAAAAACAGGGACATATACTGCAGCAAGTAAAGATCAACTCATAGCAAACAGTGGAAGTGCTTTTACAATTACTCTTCCTGCAAGTCCCAGTGCAGGAGATACAGTTGTAATAAAGAATGTAGGTGCAGGAACAGTAACAATCGGGCGAAATAGCTCAAATATAGAAGGATCAGCACAGGATGGTACTCTTGCAACAACAAAAGCAATGCAAGTTGTTTATGTAGATGGTACTCTAGGATGGAAGGAGATTTAAATGCCATATGTATTTGGTGGATCAAGTGGCGGCGGTAAGTCTGTACTACAAACTATAAGCTTTATAAACAGCACTACTTGGTCGCCTGCCCAAGATATGAATGCAAAAATTTATGTGATAGGTGCTGGAGGTTCAGGAGCCGCTTCAGGTGGAGTATCTACTGGAGGGGGAGCAGGAGGCTGTGCTGTTACTATAGCAGATTTGGATGCAAGCACAACTTATACGATAACTATAGGTGCACCAGGGCTTGGTGTCTATCACGGCCCTAGTCATGGAAATGCTGGAGGAAATTCTACTTTTGCAGGATCTGGAATTAGTACAATGACAGGTAGCGGAGGACAAGCAGGGCTTTATGATGGTCAAGGTGTTGCAAAAGCAGGAGGCGCTGGAGGTGCTGCAAGCGGTGGGGGTTATGGAAACTTTACTGGAGGCGCAGGCGGAGCAACAAGCGGAAGTGGGGCATCTTGGATGTCAACTGGAGGCGGTGCTGTAGGGCTTTGGGCCACAGGAACTTCTGCACCTGGAGTAGTTGGAAGCACAGATAATCCAGATGCTGGATTTTATCATAATGAGGGAGGATATACTCACGGAGTAGGTTCAGGTGCTAGTGTTGGTGGAACTTTTTTATCCAAGTTTCATTCAGCACAAGGTGCAAATACCAGTATGGATCTCATTAGACAGGAAGTAGGAGGTTTATTAAGCCTAGCAGGTATGGGTGGAGCTACTGGTAACTCGGCTCAAATGTATTGGGACTATGCAGGAACTTATGACTCTCAGCAGATAGCAGGAACATTACCTATGGGCCAAGGAAGCAGACCTCTAAGAAATAACGGAAATGCAAGTATTGTAGGTTTACAAGCAGGAGCTTTTGCAGGAAGTGGTGCGCTTTTTACAACTACTAGCAGTAGTTATTGGGCTCTAACTGGTCCTGGTGGTATTGGTGGGGGTTCTGGAGGTGCTGTAAACGGTGCAAATACTACAAACAGTTATACCATGACGGGCCAGGGAGGAGTTGGTTGTGTTCTTATTGAAATTTTGGAGTATAAATAATGACAATTAAAGTTACAAAAGGTGGTGTAAGTAATAATATTGTAGCTGATATGGATTTTGCGAAAGCAGTTTATCCTACAAGCGAGGGTTACTCTCATGAATTAGTTATAGAAGATCCAGTTATAAATGATGCAACCAAAGAAGCGGAAGCAAGAAACTGGCGCACTCAAGAATTAAATGCAACAGATAGAATAGCACAGACTCCCGACTGGCCTAATAGGGATAAGTATCTTACCTACCGAACAAAACTAAGAGACTGGCCGAGTACATCAGACTTTCCTGATACCAAGCCAACATTATAGGAATAAAATATGTCATCATCACCAGTAGCTTCTTCAGTATCAACTATATCAGGTACAATTAATACTAATTCTGTAACAGAATTTGTAGCAACAAGTAACCAGACTACATTTTCAATAACTTATAATGTAGGTGAGTTAATGGTATTTTTAAACGGTGTACTACTAGATAATGGAGTAGATTATACAGCAACAAACGGCACCTCTGTAGTTTTAACAAACGGAGCAGCAGCAAATGATGTAGTAACTATAAATACAGATAAATTAGAGTTTTCGGCAGCTCTAGGAACTACTGCATCAATAGATGATGCCACAGCATTGGCAATAGCATTAGGATAAAATTATGGCAAATACATTTAAGAACGCTTTTGCGGCAAATGTAAGCAACTCAAGCTATGTTGATTTGTATACTGCGCCGTCTTCAACAACTACAATCATTCTTGGTTTGGCACTTTGTAATAAGACAGCGAGTGCTGTAAACGTTACAGTGCAAATGCAAGATACTTCAGATTCAAATAACGACTTCCAGGTTCTTGATACTGTGAGTATACCAGCAAGAACAACTCTGGAAGTACTAGCGGGACAAAAGTATGTTTTGGAAACCACAGATGTTTTACGAGTAAAAGCAGGAACAGGCTCAGCAATTGATGCTACTCTAGGGTTTATGGAGATTACCTAATGCCGTTTCTTGGAAAAGCACCAGGTGTTAGTACTGTAACTGTTAGTGATGATGCAATTACTACAGCAAAAATTGCAGACAACGCAATTACTTCTGCTAAAATTGGAGTGGATGTAATTGTAGCAGAGGATTTAGCAGCAAACTCTGTTACAGTTTCAGAAATAACAGACGATGCGGTAACACAAGCAAAAATAGCAGACGAAGCAGTAGATGAAGCTAGACTTCAAATTTCTAATGCAGGCAGTAATGGGCAGTTTTTAAGTAAGCAATCAGGAAACACTGGTGGATTAACTTGGGCAGACGCGGGACAATGGAGTGCAACCACTGAAGGATTAGTAACCACAACACAGGGGCAAAATAATATAGATTTTACAATTCCAGCTGATGTAAATCAAATAAAAGTTGTGTTTTATGGTTTGTCTCAAGTAAGCACAGAGTTGTTTAAAATAAAAGTAGGAAATGCAAGTGGAACCATTAAGGGCTCAGGGTACTACGGTAATACTTCATCTTATTGGTATAATGGTAATGCTCCCAGTCTTACAGAGAATAACGATGCGATTCAGTTGAATGGCTGGACTCCAGCAGGAAACTATTGGTATGGCTCATTAAATATGGAGAGTATCGGTATGGATGGCAGAAGATGGAGCTATTTTATGGCTCCATATAATGACACATATGGCGAATACTTTACAGTGTGCAACGGTCGTATTGCGTTAGACTCAGGAGAACAAATAAGAAAGATAAGATTTACAACTGACAGCGGCAATGGGTATGACTCGGGTTGCCACATAAAAGTCTACACAGCAAAGTTTTAGGAGAAATAAATGCCTTTTATAGGAGAACAACCAGCAGAAGCAGGAACATTAAAAATACTTGCAAGATCAGGTAGTAGTGTTTCAGTGGAATTAATAACAAGTAGCATAGTAGTAACTACTAGGTCGGGAACAGTGAGTGTAGGAGTAGAGTAATGGCAGATAGATATGCACTAGTTGTAGATGCAACAAATAGTACCATAAAGGAAATACCTGCCGCAGATAGATTAGTCGCGGATAATTTATTATTGTCTGGCACTACTCCAACATTAACGATTGGGGATGCTGGTGCGGAAGATACAAAAATAGTTTTTGATGGGAATGCACAAGATTTCTACATTGGACTTGATGATTCAGCTGATGACTTATTAATAGGGCTCGGTTCCGCAGTAGGAACTACACCCGCTATAAGTATTGACGAAAATCAAGATGTAGTTTCTAATCAAGAATTTAGAGCAGTCTCATATAATGAAACTTATGTAGCTCCCACAAGTTCTTCTAATGCAACAACTATTAACTGTGAAGCAGGGAATTATTTCAAACATACACTCACAGAGAATACTACATTTACATTCTCTAATCCTCCTGCAAGTGGAACAGGGTTTTCTTTTGTACTTCATTTAATACAAGATAGTAGTGCTAGAACTGTTACGTGGCCTAATTCCGTAGACTGGGCAGGAGGTACAGCACCAACAATTTCAACAGGAAGCGGCGATGATGATTTCTATGTATTTGCAACTTCAGATGGCGGAACAATCTGGTACGGATTTACCGCAGGACAGGCAATGGCATAATGAGCAGAACTGCACACAAATTACTAACTGGGTCTGGTGCAACAGCAGACTCAGGAGATGATGACTTTAACTTAGTCACAACTTTACTTCCTGCCAATGGGTCTAATGCGGCACAGAATAGCACCTTTATAGATAGCTCTGATAACAATCTTACAGTTACTCCAGGAACTGAGGCGCCTGCTCAAGGCACGTTCAGCCCTTTTAGCAAAGATGTTGGTAAATGGTCAGTTGAGTTTGATGGCTCATCTAACCTACTATGGACTTCTGGTCATTTTCAATTTGGTACAGGAGACTATACAGTAGAATGTTTTGTTTTCTTTACAGGCAATGATTCTACGTCAGGGGGTATTTTTCAACTCAGTAGTGGCAATAATGATGGTAGTTCTCCAGCAATGGCTTTGAGAGACACTACTGGATTGACAATTTATACGAGTTCTGGTCAAAAAATTACTGGTAATAATAATACATTTGCGATGGGTGTTTGGTATCACTTAGCCTTTGTAAGACAGTCTAATGTCGTTAGAGTGTACAAAGATGGTGCTCTTGTAACTTGGAATGATGGTAGTACAAGTGCTGCTGATACAACTAATATTACAAGTACAGCAATGAACGTAGGAAGATACTACAGTGATAGTTATAGACTTAAGGGTTATATAAGTAATTTTCGTGTTAATAAAGGAACTGCTGTTTATACAGGTGCATTTACAAAGCCAACTGCTCCTTTAACTGATATAACCAATACCAAACTTATAGCTTGTAGCACTAATAATCATTTGTTTGAGAGAAGTAGTATTAACATGGCTATTACCAATACATATGGAACTGCTAAAACTAAACCTTTTTCTCCGTTTAAAAATGATGCAGAATATGACCCTGCAGTTCATGGAGGCTCTTTTCTTTTTGGGCAAAATGCAAACTCTTCTTTGTCAGTTTCTCACGCAAGTTTATTTGATTTTGGTACAGCAGACTATTGTATTGAAGCGTGGCTATATCCTACTCAAACTTCTTATAGTAATTCTTGGGCTATGTGGGCTTCTACCATAGGAGTAAATCAATATTGGGCTTATACGAATGGTGGAGGAAACCAAGCTGCTGCAGGATTTTCATCTTATCCTGCTGGAGGATACTCTGGAGCGAACTGGCACCAGGCTACTTCTTATGTATGGAATCACATTGTTTTTCAAAATACAGGAGGTTATGAAAATTGGTATAAAAATGGAACACGAATTTATAATGTGCAAAATAATCCAAATCATGGTTCTTCTGCTACAGGTATGATGTTTGGAAGAGCAAATCATTATGCGAGTTACTTTTACTACGGTGGTTATATGTCTGATGTAAGGGTTATAACAGGAACCAATTATAACCCTTACTCAAATGCAGCAAGTCTCACTGTACCAACCGCTCCTTTGACAAAAACTAGTTATACTCGACTGTTACTAAACGGCACGAATGCCGCTATAAAGGACGTATCTGGAAGTAACAATATAAGAACACTAGATAATGCTCAACTAGATACTGCCATTAAAAAGTTTGGAACAGCAAGTATGCGGTTTGATAACACAAACGATTATCTTACGCTACCTCAAACTGAGTTTAAGCCGTTTGGGATGGGTGATTTTACTATTGAGTGCTTTGTTTATTTTGATACAGTCACTTCAAGCGGGATATTTCAACTTTCTAATGGGTACTTAAACAGCACTACAAGAGGGCCAGCGGCAGGATGTAGTTCTACTACAGGTAAGTGGGGAATTTATCGTGGCACTACTTGGGATGAGCCAGTATCGTCTCAAGTCCCAAGCACTAACACATGGTATCATATGGCTCTTGTAAGAAACTCTGGAACAGTCAAATTATATATTGATGGAGCTGTAATGGTATCGGCAACTGATACCACTAATTATACGGATACCTATTTTGTTATTGGAGGATGGTATTCAACAGGCTATTTGATGCATGGACGTATTGACGAATTTAGAATTACTCATAAAGCACGTTATACATCAACCTTTGATGTGCCTACAGAAGCATTCCCAAATATTTAGGAGATAAAAAATGCAAATAGCAAAAATTAAAGATAATAAAGTAGAAGCCGTGGGAGAGCATAGGGCTCTTTTTCCAAACACTTCTTTTCCTGCTTCAGGTCCCCCAGCAGACTGGATGACACAAAATTCTGTCCTGCCTGTTACTGTATTTCGGTCTTACAATGGGCTAACTGAAAAAAGCACTAGTGTGGATCCTTATATAGAAGATGGGGTTGTATACCTACATAAGATAGAAGCGCTAGATGACAGTCAAAAAGCAGCAGCTCAAACAGCAAGAGATAATGCAACTGCAGAATCAACGAGAGCTGAGCGTAACAGAAGACTAGCAGAAACAGATTGGATGGCAAATAGTGACGTAACTATGTCAGATGAGTGGAAGACATACAGGCAAGCACTTCGAGATATTACAAAGCATAGCAACTGGCCCTATTTAAAAATGCCTGGCCCAGATGGTTCTGGTGATAACGATTGGCCAGTCAAGCCTTCGTAGGAGAGATAGATGGCATACTCAAAAGGACGTAGACTCGCAGATTTAGCTAGTACGGGTTATGCAATTGCTGATGATAAAGTTACGGCAGCAACAATAGCAGATAATGCAGTAGATATTGCACGTTTAAATGTATCTGATGGTTCCAACGGGCAATTTTTGAAAACAAATGGTTCAGGAACCCTATCTTTTGCATCAATAACTGCTGGAGCATATACAGACTGGGCAATAAAAACAGGAACGTATACTGCAGTAGACAAGGATCAGCTTATAGCAAATAGTGGAAGCGCTTTTACTATCACACTTCCCGCAGGCTCAGCAGGAGCTACAGTAATTATATGTAATGCAGGAGCAGGAGCTGTGACAGTGGGAAGAAACGGAAGTCAAAAAATAAATTCAGCTGCAGAGGATGGCACCTTAGCACAAGGTGCCTCTACCCAGCTAGTCTACGTCGATGATACTATCGGCTGGTTTGAGATTTAATTATGGCAGTATTAGGAGCAGCAGCAGGCGGAGGTGGTGGAGGTGGCCAGCTACCCGTTATAAGTTTTCAGACATCTCGAACATGGACTCCTGCTTATGACTTAACTGCCTATGTATATGTAATAGGCGGAGGCGGAGCAGGTGGAGCAGTTAAATCAAGTGTTGGTAATGCTGGCGGCGGAGGCGCGGGCGGCTGTGCAGTAAGTAAATTAGACCTTAGCTCTGGCACGTCTTATACAGTTACAATCGGAGCGGCAGGCGCGGCTTCAGCAGCGAACGGTGCAGCAGTAGTAGGAGGTAATGGAGGTGCAAGTTCTTTCTCAGGCTCTGGAATTAGTACAATGACTGCGAATGGAGGAACAGGAGGTATTGCATCTACTTCCGCATCTCCAGGAGCAACAACAGGAGCTGCAGGAGGAACTGCAACTGGAGGAACTCTTGGGAACTTTACTGGAGGTAAAGGAGGAGGCTTTCCTTCTGGTACCATAAGCTATGGTTCTGCGGGTGGAGGAGCTGTAGGTCTCTGGCAAAATGGAATAGATGCAGAACCCACACTTTCTCTTTATGGTTATTCAACTCCAGGAGCTACGCTGGGAATAGAGATATCAGGCGATGGTAATGGACAACTTGACTATCAGATGGCGATGGGAGCAAGTTCTGGTACATGGGCATATGCGCCATGGACAACTGTAGAACCTTTTACTGGTGTTTTTACTACAGAGCAGGTAAACCGAACACTGATTGGTTCTAGCCAGCTGCAAATGTATGGTAATGAAACTCGAAATAGGTACTCGGGGGGTTATTCAGAAGGTAGTCCCACAAATCGTGGTTATCTTAGCGGCGGTTCATCATGGTATGGCGGTATTTCTGCTCCTTTTCAAGGAGCAAAAGGGGTAGCTGATGGAACTATATACGGACAAAAAGGAACTGCTGGTGGCGGGGGTGGCGGAACCTATGCTTATAGTACTGCTACAAGATCAGGTGCTGGAGGACGAGGTATTATTCTTCTTTTTCCAGTGAGTTTAGGAGCATAATATGGCAGATATTAAAATAACAAAAGATGGTGTAAGTAATACTATATCTGGTTCTATGGCTTTTGCACAAGAAGCTTACCCTACAAGTGAAGGGTACTCGCATGAAGATGTAACTCCTACACTTACTTCGGAAGAGGTTACCGAAGAAAAAGAGCTACAAGCAAGAAATTGGAGAGACTCAGAATTATACAGAACCGACTCTCTTTCACTTCTTACAGATCACCCAAAGAAAACAGAGATAGCTGCCTATCGAGTAAAATTAAGAGACTGGCCGAGTACTTCAGACTTTCCTGATACTCGACCAACATTATAGGGCTTAGCCCAATTCCTAAAGGAGGAAATATGATATGAAAAAACTATTGGCTACGGGGTTAATAGCCCTCAGCCTTGGAGCCTGTGCGAGTACGTCCACTACTGAGTATTACGAAGCAATGGAAAGAGCAGCTCTAGCGCAGGCAAAGGTACAAGAAGCAAGATATAACGCTCTAAGCAGGATTGCAGGAGAAGGCAACGAGGCAGCAACTGCCGCGGTTATGGCTCTCGCCATGACAAACCAAACTCCTATTGTTCCTCAAGCTCAACAGTCAGCAGCCTTAAAGTGGGCATCTGTACTGTCTGGCCCAGTATCTTCGTTAGGTGCAATGTGGTTATCTAATGATTCTACTAAAGCAATGGCTAG